AAGTTGGACGAGGCTATTGACGCCGTGGACAACCCGACCCATCTGATCATGTCCAAGGCTATGCGCCGCGTCATCACCGCTGCTGCTCGCGACGTTGATGTCGGTGGTTACATCACCTACACGACTGACTCGTTCGGTCGCAAGATCACCAACTACAACGATCTGCCGATCCTTATCGCGGACTATGACGACACGGGCGACCGTATCCTCGACTTCGATGAGTTGGGCTTCACGGGTTCGACCGCTACGGCTACGTCGATCTACGTCGTGTCGTTCGGTGAGAACATGCTGACTGGATTGCAGAACGGCATCATGCAGGTCGCTGACCTGGGTGAGCTGGATAGCAAGCCTGTCAAGCGTACTCGCGTCGAGTGGTACGTCGGCCTCGCCGCTCTGCACGGTCGCTGTGCGGCTCGCCTGTACGGCATCAAGACGGGTGCTGCTGCGGTCTAATCCGCAGCACTACCCACCTACAACTAACCGCCACACAGGAGAAACCACAATGGCTGTTAATGCAAGTAAAGTGAACATGCAGTATGACGTGGATGCTGCTGTCCTCCTCCGTGACATCGCTGATGGCGCGGAAACCTCGACTGCCACGGAAACGGCTATCTCGCTCTCCGAGCTTGATACCGCCTACTGGCACGGGAACGAAATCCCGCACGGTGTGTTCGAAGTCGGCGTCCATGTTTCGGCGCTGAACCTCTCGACCAACACCTACGCGATTTCGCTGCTCGTTGACGACGCATCGGGCCTCAATGACAGCCCGGTCACTATCGCGTCGTACAACATCACGGCGACCGGCTTCTACAAGTTCCTTGTGGACAGCAAGTCGATCCCCGGCCTCGACGCCGACTCGTCCGGTACTGACAAGTGGCTCGGCATTCGCGTCACCATCGGCGGTACCCCCGCCTCCCCGTCCATCACGTACGGCGCTTGGATCGGCAAGAGCATCGCAGCCTAAGCCTGCTGCACGAACAAAGAGTGAGGGGCCTAGTGCCCCTCATTTCTTAACAGCATACTCATATCAACAAGCCAGGAGCCAGCAATGGCAGTTACACCCGACAATCCGCTTGGAATGGGGCCATCCGCCAAACTTGGTGAGAAGCCTACTCCCGATTTTCGCCGCCCCAAACGGCCCGATAAAGCTATCGTCATTGTGTGGGACGCGGAAGGTACGCCGCACAACATCGCGCGCGGCAATCTTCATGACGCGCTGAGCCGCCCCGGCTGGTCTATCCGCAGTCCTGCTGCGAAGCAGTTTGATGCCGAAAACCAGGCGCCCGAAGACGATAATACTGAGCCCGATCAAGGCTCTAGCCCTGAACAGACTGAACTTGATACGGCAATGGACGCGCTCAATGAATTGCGTGTCGAGGCCGAAGCGCTCGGAGTAACAGTCGATCAGCGTTGGGGCAAGAAGCGCCTTGCCGCTGAAATTGAGACGGCAAAAGCTGTATCCGACGCGGAATAAGCACCTGCACAATAATCTGTAAACCATATTGGGGGCGTTTAGTTGAAAACTAGGCGCCCCTAATGTTATTCAGACTTACGCAGCGATAACAAAAGGAGGGCAAATGACACATACAACATCACTTGAATTGTTGCATGAGAGACTAATTATCAAAGTGGACAGCCTTCACCGGGATACTCAGCGGCGCATAGACAGTTTTGACGATCTTGCCAAACTCGCTGAAAAAGCGAAGGAAATTCACGCGCTGTTAGCGCGGGCCGTATCCGTTAAAGTTCTTGACGAACTTAACGAGGTTGCGTAAACTCCGCTAACAATTATCTCAAGGGATTACGCGGATGGCGTTCACTTTTACTGTCGAAGATGGATCACTCGTCGCGGGCGCCAACAGTTACGTCTCTGTGGCGACTGCTGATGACTACTACGTCATCGATCCCAATTTTTCAGCAACGTGGACTGCGTATACCAATACGCAGAAGGAATATTACTTGGCCTGGGCCACGCGTCTTCTCGACCAGAAGACTAAGTGGAACGGCGACAAGTACACCGAGACGCAGGCGCTCCGCTGGCCTCGCCAGTACGTCAAGGATACTGACGGCGATCTGATCGCCATCACCGAAATCCCGCAGCAGTTGCAACATGCTGTCATGGAACTGGCGAAGTGGCTGGCGACAAACGACCCGACGACCGGGCCTGATACTGACGCCTTGAAGCGCATCGCTGTGGACGTGATCGAAATCGAGTGGCAGGACGGCGCTTTTCAAAGCGACTACCCTTCCCTGATCAACCAACTTCTCTGGCCTCTCGGGCGCTTCGCCACGGGCGGACCTAGTTTCGGACGCATCGTGCGAGGATAATCTTATTGGGTATTTCAGCCGCCAAGATCAGCAGCCTTGTCCTGAAAGCGTTTCAGAAGACAGGTGATCTGCGCACGACCGTTACCTTTCAGCGTCTAACCCCCGGAGCTTACGACCCGTCAACGGGTGCTGTTGCTGTGACGGAAGTCGAATATACCGTGACCAACGCCGTCCTGACGGCTATCTCGGGCATGGAGTTTGAGTGGTTCCCGGCTGACCGTAATACGCAGAAACTATTGATCGCAGCAGAAGACCTTCCCGTGACGCCTACCACGACGGATAACGTCGTCATTGGCGGTACGACGTGGGAAATCACACGCGTCAAGAGCGTCCCCGGCGCGTCTCTCTATATCCTCTACATCATGGAGCCGTAACATGACGGCAAAGGTTGTAGGCACAGACGCGTGGCTCAAGCAGTTCGAAAAGGAAGTCGAACAGTTCGAAGACAAGTGCGCCGACGAAATGAAGCAGGCAGCGCGCGTCCTCACTGAGGCGCTGTTCAGCCGCACGCCTGTCTGGTCCGGCGAATCTGTGCGCAATTACGTATGGGGCATAGGCAAGGCTCCGGCTGGTGGTTCAAAGGGTCAGATCGGCCCGGTGCCTCCACCCCGCCCGACGAGCATGATGCAGTTGGGTGAAGAAGATAACCGCCCCGCCAACGAGGCTGCGGCCCGCGCCGATATGGATGGGGTTCTTAGGACGTACAAAAAGATCGACAAGCCGCTGGTGGTCACTAACACAATTGCGGCGAAGAAGTGGGACCTGATTGACAACGGTAACGCGCCGTTCCCTGGACGGGGGCGTAACCCCGGTGGCGTTTCCAAACTCGCCATCCAGCGCGCCCGCAACACGCTAAGGAACTTCAAATGAACTTTGACGGCGTTCGTGAAGCCATAGAGACGACGTTTAAGACTGAGTTCGGGACAGCATATCCGACTGTGCCGGTCCAGTATGAGAACGTACGTTTCCGCCAGCCCACGGGCGGGCCGTGGGTGGATATTCGGATCATCGAAGGTGACTACGTACGACAGAACCTCGGCACGTCGCAGAAGTATCGCGGTTTCGGCGTCATCAACGTGACGTGCCTCGTACCAGAGGAAACCGGCTCGGTCGCCCTGAACGGGATCACCGACAAGGTATTTAACATTCTGGCAGACCGGCAGTGGAATGTCGCAGGCGACAGCCTGAACACCTACGGCGGTGAGAAGCGGACCCGTGGTGTCGTTAACGGTTTCTATGCGAAGAACGTCATGGTGGAGTTTCGGTTCGATACGGAGATAGACCGCTGATGGGTGACGGGAACCAGACGCCAGCCGACTACGCCTTTAGAATATCTAGCAATTTCAACTGCCTAGTATATTACAACATTCACGGCCTGATCCTCGCCGGAGTTCCTGTAAAAGACATCTCGATTAACGCGGTGCTGAAGTATGACCCGTACCATAAAACAATAATTAGTATCAAAGGTGTTCCTGCAATCAGTATTTCGGTACGGTCAGAGTTAGATGAAGGCAAGATATACTTTGACGAAGTACCACATTGCGGGATTGTTCCACCGCTTTTGCACATCTTTATGGAAGGCCGGAAAAGTCAACCTACGGCTATATAAACGGTTGACAAACAATCTAACGCGTGTTACCAAAATTAACGGTTAACCGCCACCTACAGGAGTTTACGGATGGTCGCCATCAACGGCGCGGAGTCGAACCGCGCATCGCTTCGCTACATTGCCGAAGCCTCGTGGGGAACCACGCCCGGTAGTGGCGTGTCCAAGGAGCTTCGCTACACGTCTTCGTCCCTTGTCACCGGCAAGGAAACCAAGACTTCCGACGAAATTCGCGCTGACCGCATGGTCAGCAACATCATTGAAGTCGCGGGCACGTCCAGCGGAGACATCAATACCGAAGTCTCTGCGGGCAGCAACGACGACTTCATGCAGGCATTCTTGCTCGGCGCATGGTCGAAGGCGATGAACTTCCTGCTGGTCAAGGGTGCGTCCGTCAGCGTCACCGATGTTGATGAAATCACTATCTCTGGTGCCGACTGGACCGATTGGGTCGCTGACAATCAGTGGCTCAAGCTTGAAGGCTTCGCCAACCCTGCGAACAACGGCTACGTCTCGATCCTCGGCACACCTGTATTTTCTGGTGGCAATACCGTCATCACGCTCGATCAGCTTACGCTGGTTGCGGAAGCCGGTACTGCCTACACGAAGGTGATGGACGCGGGTGACGTTCTTGCTGTCAGCACGGCGATCAGCTTTACGGCTGGTAACACGGTTGATGGCGGCGGCGGCAACGCTTTCGGCAGCGTCGTGAAGGGCCAGAAGGTCTTCCTTGAGGGCTTGCAGAAAGGCACCGGCACAGTCACGGCGACCACTACCAATCCTACTGAGGGCGCCACGATCACCGTCTCTGACGGCGTGCAGACTGTCATCTTTGAAGTCCGCACCGACTCGTCTCTTGTCGCGGAAGGCAACGTCCACGTCGCCTT